AAAATAAAAAATATATCGGTCTTTAATGTTTAATTTTAAAACTTTAAGGGTGAAACCTCACGACTTTTAAGTTAATCTGGAGAAAAAAATGAAAACATATGAAAATTTGGTAAATGCGCGGGCTTCTGGAAAACTTGAAAAATTTGTAATATCTGTGATGAACGAACACAAAATACGCGCTGTGGAATATGAAGAGCTAAAAAGTTACTATCTAGGCGACGACCCTAAATTGCGTAATATGTTAAAAAGACTCAAACATTTGAATATTGAAGGCATTTCTGTCGATTTAGAGCCACAACTTAAAATCACTAATAATTTTGGCAAAAAAATTGTTAGTGCCATAGCTGGGCGACTGTGGACAAGTCCTGTACGCGTATGGAGAACAGATAAAAATCGTCAAAATAGCGAAATGCTTGAATCCAACCCAATGGAAAAACAAGAGGGCAGAACCCTCGTAAAAATAGACAAAGTTCTTGGGCGAGGCTTCTTAAAAACAGCAAAAAAAATCCAAAAATTGGCGGGTGTTTATGGCGTTTGTCATGCATTTTTCGACAATGGGAATGTTCTAATTTTCGAGCCTAACGGTTATGTTCCTCTAGTTTGTGAAGATGATGGTTTAGAAAAAGCTGGAATTCGCTTTTGGCGTACTTCAAAAGAAAAACCTTGGAATGTTCAACTCTTTGAAGCAGACGGTTTTACATGGTGGAAAAAAGAAAATCATGCCGATACTTTGACTATTTATAGAGAAAAACGCGCATATAAGCATGTTGTCACGAAACGTGCGGCGGGTGAGGTTTACTCTACAGTGGAAAATGTCAATTATCCATGTTTTCCAATAATTCCATTATATGCAAATGACGAGCGACAAAGTGAGTTTAATCAAGCCGTTTTGTCGAAAATTCAGGCGGCAAACATCAAAGAGACGCTGTATATGGACGAAACTTTCAGAAATCCCTTTATCGCGTGGTATTTGCAGGGGTATGGCGGAGATGTTCGAGACCTTGTTAAATTAAAGCAAATGTTCCAATCATTTTCATTTATTGCAGACAGTGGAGAACCTGATGAAGGCAAAATTACACCAATGCCCATAAATGTGCCATTTGAGGAGCATGAGGCGACTATGCGACGGCTGGAAGATGGGATTTATAGGGATTCACAGCTTGTAAATACGCGACTTATGGCAGGTGGAAGTTTAACGAATGTTGTAATAAAAGCGCATATGAAAGAAGAAAATAGCAAAATGTCAGACGTTGAAGCAAATGCTAAAGAATGGTTGAGACAACTTTTATTTGTGGCAGGCGAAGATGTTTCTGTAAACGACATACATTTTGTACATTCGACAATCGTTAATGAAAGTGAAATACATTCAGATATTGCACGTCTTGTCGATTCAGGGGTAATATCACCAGATATTGCGGCGCAAATTACTCCAATTTTAATCGAAAATAATCTTTTTTGATATCACAGTTCTAAAGTCAGGGGCAGAATTATGTCGAATGGATTTAAGTCTAATCATGCAAATATAAGTCTGCAATTGACGAAAAATAAGCTAAAAGCATTGATAGCATTGGGCGATGAGTTCACAAATCAAGCCCTCCAAGAAATGGATAGGCTGATTTATAACGCGCCACTTCCCAAAAGTGCGGAAAACAACCCACGCTATAGGCGCACTGGGCGATTGCGTGCGGGTCAGACATTTGATGTAAACGTATTTGATGGGGAAGTAGTGGTTGGAAATGTCGAAAATTACGCCGTTCATGTGCATTTTGCAGGTGTTACGCGAAACTGGGGAGGATTACCTTGGATGTTAAATGTTATCAATAATAAGCAGGGCGAATTAAAGGCTACTCTGGAAAATTTAGAGTAATTATTGGGAAAGTGGTAAAAATATGTCGAAATTAAATAGGGAATTCCTTTTAAGCATTGGGCTTAATGGAGAAGAACATGAAGAGGTAATATGTAAAATACTAGATAATTTAGACGAAATAGAGGAAACGAATAAGCCTGAAGTATTTCCAATTTCAGATGAAATTGTCTCATTACAGGAAAAACTAGCAGCTATGGAACTCAGAGCAGACACAGCCGAACGTATTTTAATCGAACGTGACGCAAAAGATGAGGAAAATCGATTAAACGCGAGCATTTTAGATAAGATTCATGCAGTAGCGATTAAAGAGGGGAAACTTGACGATTTAGGTATAAAAGCATTAAAAAAGCACACATTAGATATGTCAAAAATTAAACATGAAAATGGAATAATCTCAAATATTAGCGAAATATTAAATATTTACAAGAATGATGATGTAATCGGTGCGTTGTGGGGAGGCGAGAGTTTGACCTTTGGGGCAGACGTTGGCGGAGCAGTTTCAAGCCCTAATCACATTGTGACACTGGATATGGTGCGTGGCATGTCTCACGAACAAATTGCCGAAAATTGGGATGTTGTATCGAAAATTTTAGAAGGATAGAATTTTTAGAATGCGTTTTGAGTATTTTTTAGGCTTTAGTGTATTAAAAAAGCCGTCGAATAATATTAATATGCAAAATAAAGGAGAATTATAGACTATGGGATTTAATAATTTTATACCCAGTGTGTGGTCAAGCCTTCTGTTGTCACACCTCGATAACGCGCTGGTGGCGCGTCAATTCTTTAACAGAGAGTGGGAGGGTGATATTTCTGATCATGGAGATAAGGTAAAAATTAACCAAATTGGAAAAATTAACATTTTTCCATATCAAAGAGGTGGTACTCTTCCTGAACCTCACGAGTTAGACGGAATCCAACAAGAGCTAGAAATCGACTTTGCTCGAGCATTTAACTTTAAAATCGACGATATAGATAATGCTCAAAGTAAACCAAAACTGATGAGTTCCGCAATGGAGCGTAGCGCGTTTGACTTAGCAAGTGAAATTGAAGTTTGGTTATTCCAGAAATTGATTGACGATGTAGCGTCGGAAAATGTCATATCTGCGAATATTACAGACGCAGATGACGTTTACGTGTTGCTAACTCGACTCCGAACCCTATTGACAGTGGCGAATATTCCCATGCAAGGTCGCTTGGCAGCGTTACCCCCCAGCCTAATTGAGCTTGTTCTACAAGACCCGCGTTTTGTCAAATCTGGTGGAATTGACGCGGAAAATAGGCTGGAAAATGGAATCATCGCTCGCGCCGCTGGATTTGGAATACTGGAAGTAAACACCATCCCAGGCGGAAACCGCATAATCGCTGGGCACAGCGTGGCGGCCACCATGGCAGAACAGATAAGCAAAACTGAGGCTTACCGTGTGGAGAAAGGTTTTAGCGACGGACTCAAAGGACTCTATCTTGCAGGGGCTAGAGTGACGCGTCCACGTGGAATAGCTATTGCTAATGTTGATTTATAGGTAATGCCGTCGATGCGCTGTCTAAATATCTGCAGTTTGAGGAAAATATATGAAATTAAATGAAACAATACTGGAAGTAATGCGAAATATATGCAATTATTTCCATTTTGATAAGTCTAAAAATAAAGAATACTGTCGTGTTCAGGGTTTTTTTAAAGAAGAAACTGTCGCCCTCGAGGGAGATTTTGCAGAGGGCGACTGGATTGCCGTAACAGGCAGTCGCGGATTCGACGGAATTTACATCTTAAAAGAAAACAATTTGCCTGTTGAAAATGAAGTCATGCCAAGCATCAATTTTACATTATCCGACGGAACAAACGACATAATTCTGCAAAAAAACATGACGAGTGAGGCTACTGTTAATCTATTACTTCCACGCGCAGGTTTTATTTCATTGTGCTTGGAAATAAAGGAATACATGGATAATCCAGATAATTTTCCCAATTCAAAGATTGGTGAAAATGTAATTGGATTTTACAGTTGGTCTAAAGCAATTGGAGAAAATGGTCGTCCATTGACGGTTTTTCAAGTATTTTCAGAAAGATTAAAGCCTTTTCGACAAATGTTTTCTACACTAGAGGTTTAAAATTATGGGAATACAAAAATATTATCAAAAATGGATTTTGCAAGAATCGACAGGAAACGAACGTGAAGTATTAGGTATATTTCGACAAGACCAAAGTAGCGAAACGCGAATTGCCGCAGGTCAGGGCATAAATAGCCATGGACGATTTGCCTATGAACCTAACGAATCCCTAAATCACGGCGATGTATTGCGCTGTGGCAATCTGTTCATCAGACTGGAGGGTGATTTGCAAAAAAGTCCAAAATTCGCCATTACACAAATTAAGACTTTTTATGCAATAACAATTTCTCGACAGTAAATCGTATAATTCCCAGTGTTTTGAGGTGATAGGAATAGATATAATATCTACTTATGAAAAGTTTTTCTCACAATTTGTAAATACATTGGGAAGTTTGCCACATTCGCCAGCTGGTTCGACAGTATCCGCTTTTACAAATGGCAATCCCGCCATGGATAGGTTAGCAGACGGTCGATTCGTTCCTGCAAGATTCCCATATATTGTATACGAGGCATTGCAACCTCCATTATTCGACAGTGCGTTCTTGCATGTTTCTGTTTGGGATAGGGATTTAACCGAAACTGGAGCACCTGGTCGCCCTAACTTTTATGGGCGAATTAATGACATAACATCACAAATTTTATCAAAAATCCCCCCTGAAAATGGATTAATATTACCTGTGGGAAGTAGTCGATTTTTGCAAATATTACGCGGTAACGTACCATTTCAGCTTATTCCCACCGGCGAAAATGACCCTACTTTTGTAAGGATTGCCATTAATTTGACGATTTTTGGTATAGGATAAATGTAATAAGGAAAAAATAAACAAAAGGAGGCAAGAAATGGTATACAGACCGAGTTCATTAACAGAAGGAACACCCTTAAATATCCAATTAGGAGCAGGGGCGTTTTTTTATGAGTTGGATATGTCCGCCGTAACGGCAGACACCTCAGCGGAGGAATTTGCAGAAATACTTGAAACAGCGCGAATTGATGGGAAATCTCTGGGCGCGACACGCGGAGGCGGTGAATTTAACGTATCACCCGCGTTTGAAACACTGGAAATTGACGACATGTTATTTCCACTTCCTGGCACAGTTGCAGTGACTGGGCTTACAGTCACTCTTTCGACAACAATTTTAGAGGTACGAAAGGAAAATTTGCGTCGAATTTTGCCGATGTCGTTTATTGACGAAAACACAGGCGCGTTAAGCATAAGCGCGACACTTTTGCCTGAACATTACATCAAAAACCTAGTTTGGGCAGGCTCTATGGCAAGTGGCGACCTCATGGCAATCGAAATCACCAAGGCATTAAACACGGCGGGACTGTCCATGACCATGGCACCCACGGGCGGGGGCAGCATTCCTGTGGTGTATACTGCACATGTGGAG